ATCCAGTTTTCGAATATCTTAGTCATGTGGTCATAGGAGGGAGTGACACCTATTTCCCGACAGACACGAAGATAGTGGTACATGAATATAAAAATATGTTGATAAGTATTGTCGGTAGACGTTACGAATCGACCACTCTTCGCAGCTATCGCTGTTACAACAATTTCGCCATTTGGGAGTAGCTCGAAAGCGAGCCCCTGATTCTCCTCCAACCATTGAAGGTCGTAGAGATTAGGATTGATAGGACATGTAAGAAATGCTGCTAGAGAACTAGCAGCGTCTCTACCAAACTCACCCGTGAGTGATATTAGAAGCTCATCATAATCAATAACCTCACCCATAAGACGTCGATTTCTCCACGCCTCCAGAAGTGGGCTAGCAAAAGACACTTTTTCTAACCAATTTGCCTCGAACAGGTATGTTTTTAGGAATTTCTTCCTAAGACGAAATGACACAGCATTCAATTTCTGAGCCACAGACTTGTCCCATTTCTCAACGTCGAATCGAAAGAACCAACGTTCAAGAGTGGGATCATGGTTTTTGTGTATAAGCGAACGTATGAACTTATCCCAACCACCTTCTTCCTTTTTAAAACCAAGAGCAGACCAAGTTTCACCAGGAGTGGAGAGCATATACTCCTCCATCTCCTGAAAATAGACCTTTTCAAGGAGAAGATAGTCTAGTGGAGGGTTCCTAAACAAGCGAATCTTGTTATTAAGAATTTCGTCCATGGGTAAGTACTCAACTTTACCAGTCACAGTGTATATGGGCATAGGACGCTCCATATTGCCCGGGCTACAAAACCAACCAAAATACTTGTGCCACTTTTTAATGGCATCACGTTTTTCAGTTCGGAAAGGAAACCCGGAAGCGGTACCTGGATCTACATTTACTCGACCCAGCGATACCTTATAAAATCTATCGTGCATATGACGAAACATTTTCCCTAAATACTTCTCAGCCTTGTGAACCAAGGGATCATTGTCAGGAAAAAGTTCTACTTTGTCAGATTTTAATAATGAATTTGAAATGTTTTCCACAGTAGGATAAACAATTCCGTGAGTTTTAAATGGCTTCTCACCTATGTAGTCTTTTAAAAAGTCCACAACAACACCATCTTCAAATACAATGCTTAAATTTTCATTTAGAGGTGCACCATAATTGAAGTAGTATTGATGGGGAGCATGACCCAACGGAACGAGAGGAAAGACTGACGTCTCGCGCCGTGTAGGAAACAGTGGTCTTAATGGGCTTTGCTCCAGCCCGAGTTCGAAAAATCTTCGCACAACTGCGGGCTGAAAGCTAGGAAAGCATTGCAAGGAGCGGTGCTTTTATCAGCACCATACGTAGTGATTCCAACGATTTGACCTCGCTGGTTTACCACCGCGGCCCCGGATAACCCCGGGTAGGTAGTGCCAGTATGACACAAATGCCCCTGCAAATGAGAGTATTCGGGAGTAAGTTCAACAACTTGACCATCGGATACATGCCACTTAGGTTCCTTTGGGTTAACAAGGTCCCAACCTACTATCCAAATAGGCTCATTAATTACGGGAACTGCAGGTTTATAACTATCCATAGTAGCTGGTTTTGGGCCCGCCACCAAGTCTAGGTCTGCATACTTGCTATTAAATGTCAACTCAGAGACAACCTTTTCAGTAGCCTCATGTGGTTTTTCAACCAAACGAAGCACCTTAACGGTCGGGTTATTTGAAGATCCTAACCCATGTTTTGCGCTGACAAACGCACCGCTAACACAGACACCATTAGCGTTTGAAATCCATTCCCCAGCACCAGTGCGAACCTGAACTATACCGTGTTTCCACCTATGTATGTTCGAAGGCATCACAATAGAGCTTGGCACTCGCGACTCGGGCTTTGGAGGGTGTTGAAACTGGCACTTAGACTTCAATGTGACAGGAGCTTTTCCAGGCCTCTGAATAACCTTGGTATACTCCACCCCGTCACAGGATTTACTAGTGCATGGTCGATTGAAATTGACTTTAGTAACGTGCTTTTGACCACGTTCCTTGTAACTACTGTCTTTTTCTTTCTTAAGAGGATCAGTTTCTTTCACTTTTGTAAACGTGGGTTGACCCCGCGATTCTCTTCGCGTGTCAAATTTTCCTTTTCTTCCACGTTTCTCATCATCTCTATCCATGTAAGCTCCCCATGTTTTTTCGCTATGACGCATCTGTCGACGGCGCTCACGCTCATCCTCAATGCGCTCTCTTTCGCGTTCCAATTCTTCACGGGCTCGCTCCATTTCTTC